CTGGAAGGCCAGGTGACGGAGCTGAATGCTCAGATCGAGGAGCTGAAAGGCAATGGCAAGAAATCAAAGTCTACCGACGCCTGATCAGTTCCGTGAGCTATTCCCACAATTCACCAGCGCTACCACATATCCAGATGCCAGAATATCCGCGCGTCTGGTACTCGCTGACGCGCTGCTGAGTGAAGGTAGATTCGGTACTGACATTTTTCCGTATGTCGCCGGGCTGTTCGTGGCCCACTATCTCTATCTCGATGTGCTAGATAGTCGATCGGTCACGGTGGGCGGTGCGGGCGGTGCAAATAGTGGCGTCCAGACAGCAAAATCAGTGGATAAGGTCAGTGTCACATACGATGCCAGCGTGACGCTGAACCCCGACGCCGGATTCTGGAATAACAGCCGGTACGGTTCCGAGTTCTGGGAATACCTGATGATTTTCGGTGCTGGCGCCATTCAACTGGGAACGCCGTGATGAAAAGCGGGTTAACGGTCAAGTTTGACAAATCCGACGCCATACTGAAAGCGCTGCAGGAAATTGGCAAGCGGGATGTGCTTGTCGGCATCCCGTCCGATCGCGCAACGCGTGATGATGGCGCTGAGATTAATAACGCAGAGCTGGGCTACCTGCACAGTTATGGTGGAACCATACGCATCCCAGAACACGATGTGACTATTTACAGGCAGACGGACAAGAATGGCGATCTTTTACATGATGGCCGTTTTGTTAAGTCAAAGAAATCCAATCTGGCAACAACTCACCATGTGAATGCGTATACCGTAACGCTGCCGCCCCGGCCATTCTTGGAGCTGGGCATCCAGGCTGTGCGCGCTGAAACGCTGGCAATGCTCAAGCGGGCCGCAGTAGCTGTGTTTGATGGCAGCCCATCAACCGCAGAGCAGTATCTCAATCGAGCTGGGACGCTGGCAGCAAACAGCGCAAAAAACGTGATCACATCTGGTGATCAGCTGGCGCCTCTGGAGTCGTCAACAATCCGATCGCGTGCATCGCGTGGCAGGACGGGAATAAAACCGCTGTATGACACCGGTGGCCTGCTTCGGTCAATCACTTACATCGTGAGGGATAAAAATGCCGTTTCTTGACGTGACGGAAGTGCTTTATGACCCGGATTTTGTCGATACGACTCTGGTTTGTCATCGTCAGGTGCAGACAACTGATGCAGACAACTTCCCGGTAAACACGCCTGATGATATCCCGTTTTCTGGCGTGGTCACCGTCGACCGCTCGCTTGAGGCCAAACGCATGGCCGCCGGGCAGAACATCAACGGCGCAATCCTCATCGTTACGCAATTCAGGCTGACGCAGGGCCAACCGGGTCTCGATGCTGACGTGGTGACATATCGCGGACGCGACTATCGCGTGACGTTTGTTGACCCGTACACGGCATATGGCGCCGGGTTTGTGCAGGCGCACTGTGAACTGATGGATTTTGACGGAGGCACCCCGATTGAGTAACGACAGCACATCACCGGGTTACCTGACGCCCGTTGGCAACGCTCCGGTGTATGACGAAGAACTGGAGCGACAGGTGAGCCGCTGGATACGCGGCATCACCGGCATGGATGCGAAAATGGTATTCCCCCGATGGACAGACCCGCAAGCCGCTATCCCGGCGAACGGAAACACATGGTGCTCATTCGGTATAACCACCATGCCGCGCCCGGCAACGCCAGCCAACGTTCAGGTGAGCGAGGAAGAGAGCGAGCAGTGGACATGGGAACAGGTCACGGTGCTGTGCTGTTTTTATGGCCCGCAAGGTGCCAGCATGGCTGCTCGGTTCCGTGAGGGTATTTTTGTTGATCAGAATTCCGATACTTTACGCTCTGCCGCCGGCATGTCTCTGATTGACGCGGGCACCATTTTCAACCTGCCTGAACTCATTAATAACCAGTGGGTGCGCCGGTACGACATTACCACCACGCTGTCGCGCAAAAACATCCGCACTTACAACGTTAAATCCATCATCGACGGTAACGTCACAATCAACACCGGAGAGTAATATGGCGACGAAAGGTTTGCCGCTGAGTCGCGTCACTAATGTGACCGTGACTCTCTCTGCTCGTGCTGCGCAGGGCCGAAACTTCGGCTCAATGCTGCTGCTGGGCGATTCAACCGTAATTCCGCTCACCGAGCGACTGCGCCTGTATTCCTCCGCTGACGATATCGGCGATGATTTTGGCGTGGACAGCCAGGAGTATGCCGCGGCGGTGATCTGGTTCTCACAGTCGCCGCAACCCACGCAGGTCTATGTAGGCCGCTGGGCGAAAACGCTGGCAGTCGGTGAAACCGGGTCAACCGAAACGATCCTGCAGGCCGTCAATTCGCTGATGGATTACACCTCGTGGTATGGACTGCATCTCGCAGTGCCTGAGGCTGACTATCCCACCGATGCGGAACTGATCAGCGTTGTCTCAGCTATCCAGGCCTCAACGGTTTCGCGCATCATCGGCATCACAACTGATGAATCCGATACGCTGGTTGCGTCAGTGACGACTGATTTGGCGTCGAAATTGAAAGCGGCGGCGTACAGCCGGTCATTCGTTCAGTACTCGACCAGCAGCCGCTATGCCGCGCTATCTGCGTTCGCTCGCGCATTCACCGTGGATTTCACGGCCAGCAACACCACGATCACCCTGAAATTCAAACAGGAGCCGGGTGTCACATACGAAACCCTGAGCAGCAGCCAAGCCAACAACCTGGAGGCCAAAAACTGTAACGTTTATGTGCTGTACGAAAACGACACAGCGATTCTGGAACAAGGCGTGATGTCGAATGGTGATTTCTTTGATGAACGCCACGGCCTCGACTGGTTGCAGAACGCGGTACAGACCGCCGATTACAACACGCTGTATACCAGCACCACCAAAATTCCCCAGACCGACGCGGGTACTACCACCCGGATCGCTAACATCGAAGCGGTACTTGATAAGGCCGTCAATAACGGCCTGTTTGCGCCGGGCAAATGGACGGGCGGCCCGCTGGGGCAGATTTCTACGGGTGATTACCTGACCAAAGGCTACTACATCTACGCCGACACAGTTGATAACCAACTGCAGGCCGATCGGGAGGCCCGTAAAGGCGTGCCTGTTCAGGTCATCGGTAAACTGGCCGGCGCTGTGCATTACGGCACCGTGGCAATCACCGTGGTTCGCTAAGGAGACAATCATGGCAACCTATTCTTTTATGGACGTGACCGCTACGCTGGTCGGGCCAACCGGGTCTATCGATCTCGGGTATGGCTCCGCCAGCTCTGACGAGGGAATCACGGTCACCATGTCCGAGGCAAAAAACACCATGACGGTTGGCGCCGACGGCGAGGTGATGCACAGCTTGCACGCTGGGAAAGCAGGAACAGTCTCGGTCAATCTGCTGAAAACATCCCCGGTCAACAAAAAATTGAGCTTGGCCTATAACGCGCAATCCCTGTCTTCTGCGTTATGGGGTAACAACGTGATTATCATCCGCAACAAACAGTCTGGTGATACTGTTACTGTTCGTTCTGCAGCATTCCAAAAACAGCCTGACTTTAGCAACCCCAAAGTGGCCGGTAACGTGGCATGGGTGCTGGATGGCGGCAAAATCGACCAGGTTCTGGGGGAATTTTAACGTATGGAATTCACTATCAACGGCGTGGGTTACCGCGCCGCAAAGCTCAGCGTTTTTGACCAGTTGAAGGTGTCCCGCAAGGTGCTGCCGCTACTCGCCAAAGTGGTTTCCGATGTGTCTCTGCTGAAAAATGCGTTACAGGAAAAGCAGGCCGATAACGATGCCATCTTTAAAACCGTCGAAACGGTACTACCGAAAATCGCTGATGTGCTAGCAGAAATGCCGGACGAGAGCGTCAACGCAATCCTGCATCCGTGCCTGAAAGTGGTTTCGCGCCAGGCTCCAATCGGCAACAGCTGGGTGCCGATTTTCAGCGATGGTGAGCTGATGTTCGGCGACATTGACCTGTTTACGATGCTGGGCATTGCCGCCCGCGTTATCGGTGACAATCTCGGAAATTTTTTGCACGCACTCCCTACGAAAGCGACGGACACGCTGGAGTAAACGGTCTGACGCTCAACGTCCTTCCTGACGGTGAGGACTATCTCATGCGCCCGGTTCACGCCGGGTATATCCCCTACACGGCACTGAAGGACGGATCCATCGATCTGGCCGACATTGCACGCATGAATGACTGGCTCGATATCAACGCCGACAACAAGGCCCGCATACAGAAATGGGAGAGTGATCAGTGAATGCCGAAACAATCAAATCGTTCCTGATATCGCTGGGATTCGCCGTTGATGACGCAGGCTCGAAAAAATTCGAGGCGACGATACTCACCGCCACGAAAAAGGTGGTAGCGCTGGGCGTTGCTGTGGAGGCGGCCGCGCTGTCGGTTGTCGCGTTCACGACAAAAATTGCCAGCGGGCTGGATGAACTGTATTGGGCATCCCAGCGCACCGGGGCGACGGTTGCGGGGATTCAGGCGATCGGTTATGCCGCCTCGCAAACCGGCAGCAGTGCCGCCGCCGCCCGTGGCTCTCTTGAAAGCCTGTCGCGGTTCATGCGTAACAATCCGGGGGCTGAGGGGTTTTTAAACCGGCTGGGAGTGCAAACCCGAGACGCCAGCGGCCAGATGCGGTCAATGGAGTCGATTTTTACCGGCGTGGGCCAGAAGTTGAGCGCCATGCCGTACTACCGGGCTAATCAGTATGCGCAGATGCTCGGTATCGATGAAAACACGCTGATGTCGATGCGGCGCGGGATGGGTGAATTCAGCGCGCAGTATAACGCTACCGCCAAGGCGATCGGCTTCAATGCTGACGTGGCCGCCAAAAGCTCCAACCGCTTCATGACCTCTCTGAGAGAGTTCGGCATGATGGCTGGCATGGCGCGGGATAAAGTCGGCAGCAGCCTGACTGATGGGTTGTCTGGCTCGCTCGATCGCCTGCGTAAGCAGATTCTGGATAACTTCCCGGCGATTGAGCGCGGCGTGATGGCTGTCATTCGGGGGATCCTGTGGTTGTCCGACGTGATAGGGCGCGCTGCGATGCGCCTGATTCAGGCCGCCGGCCAGATATCCGAATGGTGGAAGGGGTTGGACAAGGACAGCAAGGCGCTTATCGAAACGCTGGGGGCCATTCTGGTCGTCTGGAAGTTGCTTAACGCTGAAATGTGGAAGTCCCCCGTAACGTGGGTTCTGGCGCTTGTTGGTGCGCTGGCGCTGCTGTGGGAGGACTACCAGACCTGGCAAGATGGCGGGAAAAGCCTCATCGACTGGTCAAAATGGCAGCCTGAAATCGATCAGGCAAAAAAGGCGTTCACCTGGCTGCGTGACACCCTGATCAATCTGAAAGACCATCTTGGCGGCTGGAAAAACACGTTGGAGCTGATTTTTGCGTTCATGGTCGGGGCTAAGCTGGCCGGGTTTATTGCTGGAGTCGGCAAGATTTCCAGTGCATTCGGTGGATTGGGGGCTGCCATCGGCGGCGCGCTGGGTGGGCTGGGCGCGCTGGCAAAAGGCGTTGCCGAGATCGCCCTGAAAAATCCGTGGCTGATGATGTTCGTACCTGCCAACAATACGCCGACAACCTCCGAGGAAATGGCGCGGATCGGCGGCGTTGGCTCAAACATCAGTCCGGATGAAATGCAAAAGGCGCTGGCGTGGCAGAAAGAGCACCCCGGCGAGCTATATGTACCGGGCAATGAGCGGGGCATTCGAAACAACAATCCCGGCAATATTGAGTTTGCCGGACAAGAAGGGGCGACATCCGACGGCCGGTTCGCCAAGTTTCGCACGCCGTTTGAGGGGCTGCGTGCTCTGTCTCGTCAGCTCCTGCGTTATTACGACGGCAAGACCACCGGTAAACAGCTCAGAACCGTGTCTGATATCGTTGGGACGTGGGCACCACCGAATGAGAATGACACCCTTGCATACATTGCTCACATTTCCCAAATGCTCGGCGTCACGCCGGACGCGCAGATCAACATGCGTGACCCTAACGTCATGGCAACCATGATGAATGGCATCATCCAGAAGGAAAACGGGCGTAATCCCTATGGTGATGAGATGGTGCGATCAGCAGGTGTGTCGGCGATTGGTGGGCCAACTCTAAACCAGCAAACCACCATCAATATTAACGGCGTATCGGATCCACAGGAGGCCGGGAATATCGTCGCGGGCAAGCAGGCTGGCGTGGTATCGAACGGCATTCAGCAGCTCAGTACGGGGCCGAAATAATGGATATCCTATCGACAATTTTTCAGCAGCAGAGTCGAAAAATCGGGGTAATGATTCCGAGCGTTGTCGTAGCTGAAAAACACTCCGACGCATTAGAAATTACTGAGCACCCCGTCGAAAAACCCACGTCATCTGGGGCCGGATTTGTTGCCGATCACGCATACCGCCGCCCGAGCGAAGTGGTAATGGAAGTCGGCTTCGCTGGCGGTGGATCGCTTCTGGATATGCTGGATACGACAAGTATCGGATTGAATATGGGGCTTTCGCCATCTGAGGTATACGAGCAGTTCCTAACTATCCAGCGCAATCGGGAATTGCTGGACGTCACTACCGGCAAGCGCCGCTACAGTAACATGCTGCTGCGCGCCATCGAGGTCACTACAGACAAAACGACGGAGAACGTGCTGTCAGCGGTGCTCACACTGCGAGAGGTCATCATTACCAGCACGCAAACCGTTCAGGTTGCGGATAAAACCGACATGAAGCAGGGCGTTGACACCTCATCGACGCAGAACGCAGGAGTGAAGGCGCCGGTTCCTAAAAACGAATCGCTATTATCTCAGTTTACCGGGTGGATTGGATTGCAATGAACATCAGTGAAATTCCGTTATCACCGGATAATCAACAGTTTTCCGTTGCCATCGCTGGAGTTACGTACCGAATGAGACTGGTTTGGCGTGATCCCTTGTGGTATCTGGATTTGCTTAATGCCGACAAAACACCGATAGCGCTCGCGCTGCCTCTGGTGGCTGGGGCCGATCTGTTGGCCCAGTACGGCTACCTTAACCTTGGTTTTTCGCTGGTTGCCGGTAGCGATGTTGATGGGCAGGAAAACCCGACAAAAACCGATCTCGGCATATACAGTCATTTGTACGCGATAACGGAGTGATCATGACACAGAATTGGATTCGTCATTTTGAGCTGCAGATTGTTGATGAGAAAGGGGTCGGCATTAGCCTGTCTGACTTCAAGGTTTCATTTCGTATTGAATGGGCCGATCAGCGTTTTCCACGAGTCGCCAACGTCAAAATCTACAACGTATCGCCGGAAACCCGCGTGCGAATCATGGGGGAGGAGTTCAGCAAAATACGCATTATCGCTGGATATGACGGCGCAATGCCTGTCGTTCCTGCCAGCGAAGTCGGCGTTGCCAAGCCGGTCGCTCCGGGTGATGAGGGGAAATTCGAGGGAACGAATTACGGCATGATTTTCAGTGGCGATATTCGTTTCACGATCACCGGTAAGGACAACATCACCGACTCATGGGTAATGGTGCAGGCCGCCAGTAATTACGATGCATTCCTGTACGCCAGCACAAAAACCACATTGGCAGCAGGGTACACCGTTAAAGACATGCTGGATCTGACGATGAAGGGTTTTAACGCCTATGGCGTTACGCCGGGCGTCATTGGCGACATGCCCAATACGGTATTTCCCCGCGGGCTGCCGCTATACCATTCCAATCGGGATATCATGGATGACATCGCCCAGATGTGTAATGCAACGTGGCAAATGGTGGATGGGCAGCTCAATATGGTGCCTGAGAATAAATACATCCAGGAGGCTATTGTGCTGAATTCTGACACCGGCCTAATTGGGATGCCTCAGCAGACAATGGGCGGCGGTGTTAATGTGCGCTGCCTTATTAACCCGAACATCAAAATTAACGGGCTGGTGCAAATCGACCAGGCATCGATTTACCGGGCGGCACTAAACAGCGGAGAGGTGGCGAGCGCACCGGGCCGCGTCCGTGAACAGAATACAAATGGTAACCTGACGGCCGCTGGAGCCGGCACATTGCAGAACCCTGCCAGCATCGCCGCCGACGGTGTTTATATCGTCAAAGCGATTGACTATACTGGCGAGACGCGGGGGCAGGCGTGGTATATGGATTTGATGTGTCTGGCGCGCGGGGCGGCTGATCTCCTTAATCAGTCTGCACTTCAACGGAATGCAGGGAACTGAATGAAAACTTTGCGAATGTCGTTTCTGTCGCTGGCTCTTTTATCTGTCACTTTTGTTGCGGGCTGTGCTAAAAGCATCGAGAAAACACCAGATTATCAACGTAGACCCGGATGGAATGCTCTACACATCCTTGTTAAAGACGACTGTGAAACCGCAAAGTCTGGTGGAAAAGCACTCATTCAATGGAAAGGCGAGTGTTCAGTTAAGCCATTAATTGATGTGATAAATAAAAATCCTGAAAAAATTCCGGAATTTTATGCTCTTTATCATCAGTATGGCGCTCCAGGAGTACTATCAATTGATGTGTCAAATAATTCTAAAATGAATTATTTAAATTACATGAATAGTGTTTCAATGAGCCTGAACACTGTTGAAATACAGAAAATTTATTCTGACTACAGAAATGACTATCGGGCTGTTGGCCTACGTGAAGTAAGTAAGGATGAGTTTACTCAGTCATTAACGGCATTCTCAAAACGCTCGCCTGAATTCGTAGGTTTAATGAATCAGGAAGCTAAGCGCCTACATGATGAGAGTGTGGAAGCGGAACGCGGTAATTCTGATCAGAAATTAGGTGTGGACTATAAGGCTAAATGTGGTCCGTTTTTCATCGATCTGACACCACATGATGGTTGGGCCAGAATAAATGGAGCTAAGCCAGAGACGCAGAAAATTACGCCGCTGCCGGGTAATGTTGATGGGAATAACGTCAAAATGCAATGGATGGTTCCTACTGGCGCCCCCGGCAAATGGTACGGCATGGACTACGTAAAGAAGAACGGAAAGGCAATCCTCAACGTCCAGATAGTGCAGGCTAGCATGAACGCGCCGCGTGTGTACGGGACGTATGATTGCATGAAAATAAATTAAAATAACGGAAAGGTAATTTATGAAATGGATTGTAGTTTTTTCATCTCTGGTTTTTATATCCGCGACAGCATCAGCAAAAACTGTTTCCGATTTTTTAAGAGAACATCCGAGCCTGTCGAAAATCCCAGTGGTTAAATTAGCTATTCAGGAGGGCGCCAGTGCTGATGCGATTATGGCTGCATCAAGTGATGGGATACCGCCGGAGGAATTAAGTGCTAAAGCAGATGAAATGCTCCGTGAAAATGGTTACGAGCATGCTAAGACCGCACTGAGAGAGCTTGCAACGGTAAATTGCAGTGAGAGGCAATACGCTGAAATTTCCGGATTCCGTGAAAAAGATTGTCAAGTAATTAAACAAGTTGACTCCGAAATAGAGTAATAAGTTTCCAATCAAATATAACCCGCGGCCAGCGGGTTTTTTATGCCCGGAGTTCCACCATGCCGATCCCTCTCTCGTCGCAAATCAGCGGCGATCAGCAATTCATGCTCGCCATTCAGGGAGCCATTAGCGCCGGAATCCGCGTTGCGCTGCCCGGTACGGTGGTTTCGTTCGATGCTGAATCTGTGACCGCGGTAGTGCAGCCAGCCATTAAGGGTTATGAACATGACGTCAGCGGTAACCAGGTGTCGATCTCAATGCCCCAACTCGTCGATGTGCCGGTAGCATTCCCACGCGGCGGCGGCTGTACGCTGACATTCCCTGTCAAGCCGGGTGATGAATGCGAGCTGATATTCAACGACCGCTGTATTGATTTCTGGTGGCAGAGCGGCGGGGAGCAAGAGCCGGTCAATCAGCGGCAGCATCACCTGGGTGATGCGATCGCGTTTGTTGGCCCAATGTCCCAGGCCAAAAAAATCAGCGGCATTAGTACCAGCGCCGCGCAACTGCGTACCGACGACGGCGCCGCGTTCGTGGAGGTGGCGGACGGGCATAACATCACGGTCACCACACCGGGAACGCTGACAGCCACGGCCAGCGGTGGTGCGGAAATCACAGCGCCGGAAATCGTGCTTAACGGCAATGTGACGATTAACGGAAACCTGTCTCAAGGGATGGGTGCCAGCGGCGGCACGGCTACGATGCGCGGGTCAGTCACGGTCACAAATGACGTAACCGCCGGTGGCAAGAGCCTGATGATGCACACGCACGGCGGCGTGCAGACGGGCAGCGGTAACACCGGAGGACCGAACTGATGCGATACCGACGCGAAGACACTGACGGCGATTACACGTTTGGTCGGGGTGATGACACCTGGCTGATCAACACCCCGGAGACGGTGGCGCAGGCCATCAAGACCCGGTTTTTGTTGTGGTACGGTCAGTGGTTTTTGGACACCACAACAGGTACACCGTGGATTCAATCCGTGCTGGGTAAGCAGCGCCCGGAAATCTACAACATGGCGATCCGTCGCCGCATCCTCGAAACATCAGGTGTTAGCTCTATCACCGATTTCAACACCACCGTCGACGGCAACACGCGCCGCGTCACGTTCGCTGCCACGGTGGAAACCATCTATGGAACAACGACAGTAACCAGCGAGGCATAAATGGCCCTCAATCTCGACACGCTGGGGTTATCCGCAACGGTAACCGCCCAGGGGATCAGCGCGCCTGATTACCAGACAATTCTTGATACCGTGACCGGGTATTTCCAGCAGATTTATGGCACCGACGCCTATCTCGAACCTGACAGCAAAGACGGCCAGATGGTGGCGCTGGTGGCGTTGGCGGTGCATGACGCTAACAATACCGCTATCGCCATCTATAACAGCTACTCCCCGTCTACAGCGCTGGCCGACGCGCTGACGCGCAACGTCAAAATCAATGGCATCACGCGGAAGGGCGAAACCAGGTCAACGGTTGATTTATTGCTGACAGGCACCCCCGGAACAACCATCACCAACGGATCAGCAAAAGACGCCAATAGCATCACCTGGAGCTTGCCGACCTCGACGACTATTGGCGTTGACGGAACAGTTACGGTGACAGCTACATGCGGAACAAGCGGCGCGGTCGCGGCACTAGTTGGGACGATAACCAGCATTAATACCCCGACGCGCGGCTGGACATCGGTAACCAACCCGCAGGCGGCCACCGTTGGCGCCGCGGCGGAAACAAACGCCGAATTGCGCGTCAGGCAGGGGCAGAGCGTGGCGTTGCCGTCGCTGACGCCGTTTGATGCGGTGGACGGAGCGATAGCGAGCATTTCCGGTGTGACACGTCACAAGTTGTACGAGAACGACACCGGTTCCGTTGACTCCAACGGGTTACCGGCGCACTCGATTTCAGCGATTGTTGACGGCGGTGATGCAACGACGATCGCACAGACAATCCGGGGCAAGAAAGGCCAGGGCGTGGCAACCTACGGCAAGACAGTGATTACTGTCGCCGACACGTACGGCAATCCGCACAACATCAGATTTTCGCGCCCGGACGATGTGCCGATTTATGTCAGCATCACGATGCAGGTTTTTACCGGTTACACCACGCAGATCGGCGAGCAGATAAAAACGGCTGTCGCTGATTACATCAACTCGCTGACGATCGGTGACGACGTTCTGCTGAGCCGCATTTACTCCCCAGCGAACCTCGGCGTGGTGAGCGGTGGCAACGCCCGCTATTACGACATCACCGACCTGAAGGTGGGTAAATCCGCCGGGGGCGTGGCGGCCGCAAACGTCATTATCGCATACGACGAGGCTGCCAGTTGCTCCGCTTCAAATATCACGATCACGGTGGCGTCATGAGTAAATACACCGAACTGATCACCAACTATCACGCAACCAAACCGCTATTCGTTCAACACGTCGATTTAAGCACTCGCCCGCTGACTGATGTATCGACGTCGTTGGATGGCCTGATCACCGCGTTCGATATCGACACCGCAGTCGGCGTGCAACTGGACATCCTCGGCGAGTGGATAGGGCGAAAACGTACCGTCAGTGTGCCAATCAGTGGCATCTATTTTTCGTGGGATACCGAAGGTCTTGGGTATGACCAAGGCGTCTGGCAGGGGCCGTATGACCCGGACACTGGCTACACAGCACTCAGCGATGAAACCTATCGGGTGATCCTTAAAGCCAAGATCGCAATCAATAATTGGGATGGCACAAACGATACGCTACCGCCAATTCTTGATAACGCCCTGGCTGGTTCCGGCCTGAGAATGCAGATCGTCGATAACCAGGATATGACGATCAGTATCTGGGTATTTCCTGAAGTTGATATCTCACAGGTTTCGCTCGAACTCATCGCAGCAATTAAGCAGGGTTATTTAACTGTTAAAGCTGCTGGCGTATGGGGAGGGAGCATTGAAATACCGTCGGTGGAAACACCATCGGAAGGGAACCGATTTTTCGGCTTTGATATGGATAACGCATACATCGCCGGGTTCGACACCGGCTCGTGGGAGAAATTACTTTAATGGCAACTAACAACTTTAAACCGTTTGCCGCCGGCGCTGGGGCAAACGTGATGAGTCAGGCGGACTGGGAAGCGCTGGCGGCGCTGGTTACCGGGTTTCAGAGCGGCAAGGCATCCAGTGCGCAGGTCAACAAGGCCCTTCGCCAGTCGTCAGTCATCGCCAGCGTCATCGCCCAGTTTATCGCAAACCGAACTGGAAATGACGTGCTCGATAACGGCGATACCGCGGCAATACTGACCAACCTGCTGACTGCGCTATTCAACAGCCCCTCCCTCACCGGCACGCCCACGGCGCCCACGGCATCTTTTGGGACAAACAACACACAGATCGCAACGATGGCCGCCGTGCAAGCGGTTAAAGGCGCGCTCTCCGGCGTGTATTCCGTTTCCAGCACGTCCGCGCTGACGACCTCGGCAGCTGGTGCGCTGGTCTACATGACCGGCGGCGTAGCGTTCACTACCACATTGCCAGCCGGTTCGGCGGTGGCGCTCGGCCAAAATATCCGGCTCGTCAACTACTCGACTGTGTCACAAACGATAGCTGGCGCGGGGGCTGACATCATTTACAGCGGCTCGATCGGCGGCTCGGTTTCCAGCTTGTCGCTGCCGCCGGGCGCGAGCACTGTGCTGCTGTCCCGCGGGAACGGCGAGTGGGATGTCACGGGCGGGTCGAGCGCAATTCAGTATGCATCGGGATTGGGTCTGGTGTCTCCGGCGTTATCCGGCACGCCCACGGCGCCCACGGCCACCGCGGGAACTAACACCACTCAACTGGCGACAACTGCGTTCGTAAACAATGCACTCACGACAGTAACTGGGCGGCTGATTGCGGTGAAAACATTTATGGCGTCAGCTGTGTACTCGAAAACCGCCGGAACGCAGTCCATCATCGTCGAAGTTCTGGGCGGAGGGGCGCCAGGTGGTAGCGCTGCGACTGCCGGCAACTACCAGGCTTGTAGCGGTGGTGGGGCTGGCGGGTTTATTCGCGGGCGAATGACGACAGTTCCCGCCTCTATATCTGTCACCGTTGGTGCTGGCGCGGCACCGGGCACATCGACGGGCGGCGTTTCGTCGTTCGGCTCGTATATGTCATCCGGCGGTGGTGGCGCCGGGGCCATCGCGGCTACCGGCGATCCAAATACCGGGTGCTGCGTCGGCGGCGGTGCGGGCGGCACGGCGACTTACGATTCCGCGAATGTGCAGTTGATCATGATGTGTCGCGGTGGCGCCGGCACGGCCGGCATCGTTTCCGGAGTAAACGGAGTGGCCGGCAATGGCGGTGACTCATTCCTCGGCGGCGGTGGCATGGGGCCGTCAACGTCATCAAACACCGTTGGCAACGATGGTTATTTCGGATCCGGCGGCTCAGGCGCTGTAAAACGCGTTGCGAATACAGACGTGGAGGCCGGCGGCATCGGTGGTAATGGGCTGGTAATTGTTTACGAATACGCGTAATTGGAGAGGATATGTCTGGAAAATTTGCGGTCATTAAAAATGGTGTTGTCGACAACATTATTGTTGCCGACGACGGGTATCAAATTGACGGCTGTGAACTGGTTGAGTATGCCGATCAGCCGATCAGTATCGGTGACAAATATCAGGATGGTAAATTTATTAACGAGGAAAAAGAATGAGTTACGCGCTAATCAAAAATGGTGAAACTCAGGTCGAAAACCTGATCGTTGCTGATGAAAATACCCAGATTGATGGATATTACATCATCAAAGTTAACGCCGGTGTTTTTTGCCAAATTGGCAATTACTACAATCAGGCGACCGGGCTGTTTTATGTCGATTCGGCATTTACTGTACTGGCTGGCCTGCCGGTGGAAAGCAATGCGTCGCTGTACCGCGCCGCCCTTGGCACGCTGTCCGCTCAGTATCAGGCGAACGTAGAGACGATCTCCTCGGCATTTGGCGTTGCTGCGCTGGCCGGCGGCAGTGCGCAGGCATCGAAACAGGCGGCGCTGCAGGTGCAGTATGGCACGCTGAAATCCCAATTTTCCGCCAGCCTGGCGGCACTGAAATCCCAGTATGGAGTCTGATATGAGCGAATCAACAGTCACGATGCCGCACTACTGCCCGATTTGCGGCGCAGAAATGCAGAAGCAGACCGAAGTTATTGACGGCGAAACAGTCGAAGTTTGGGTTTGCGACGAGTGTGGGTTTGAAGAGCCAGCATAAACCGAATGGCCCGGCATCTTGCCGGGCCCAACCTGAAAAATATTCGCCATTACAAGAGTCGACATAAACCAACTTACTGTATTTTATTGATATTTATTTTTTGTTTAATGGTGAAAAATCAAATTAAGATATTGATTATTAACAAAATTTGTCGTGTTTTAAAATCCCTCGGCGTTCGCGCTGTGCGGGTTCAAGTCCCGCTCTGGGCACCATGTGCTAACGCCTTGATGAATAAGAAAATAAATAAAAGAACATGACCGCCACGAGGCGGTTTTTTTGTGCCTGTAATGTGGCAAGTGGCGGCTATTTCCAGATGCTTTTTACCGTGTCTATCGGTCAATCCTTCTTAGGGTAGGGAATGGCCGCTAATCCCGGTTTGGTTGGATGGGTAAAGTGCTGATGACTTCCGTTAATTCTTATCAGTTCTCCCAATCGTCGCCCTGATTTCTGCTATTAGCGTCCTGCTATTCATCCTTATATCTCGTTACCCTCCTAAAGTAATGATAATCTCAAAAGCAGTGTCTTAGGGTTATTGGCGATCTGCCCGACTGCGCTGTCTTTGTTCCGGACCTACGGTCACAACGGCTTTTCCATGCGTTTGGCTCAGCGATTGAGCAGAGGAAAGGCATGTAAACGCGGAGATCACTGATTACCTGTGATAATGCTTTATTCAGAATAATCTTAGCGATATGCTGCGCCCATTGATAATGAAAAGGAGTCTTTATGCTTAAGAATTATTTTTATGATCAGCATGATGTCGCAAGAAGTGATGAAGAGAAGAGAGAGATAGTCGTCTCAGCTATACTCGAAATCATCAAAGAGGGTGCCAGCGAAAGTGGTGTGCAAGTCGCTCTGGATGCGATCGGTAGTAGAATCACTCAAACCGCTGATATTATTCAGCGTGCGTTAGAGAACGATTAATAACCTTAACGCGTTATGGCCGCCTTCGGGCGGTTTTTTATTGCCGCCGCGTCAGCCCCACTGCAATAGCGTAACCGCCAGGCCGAAACGTGAACAGGCCCGCTACCTCCAGATCTGTTTTTACCCGTGTCCTCGTAAAGAGGAATATGTAGACAATACCGTCGACCCTAAAATTTCGGTTCTGAAAAGCCTGCAAATTCGTTGAGAGGTGCTGCCAGAGAAATACTGTGGCGGCTAAAATGAAAAGGCATAGGCCGTATATACATGCAGAGTGCGTCGATAAAAGAGAAAACACGACCTGATTTGGGTTGAAAGTCATGAGCGACTGGCTTGAATGGGAATACCTCAATTTCCTGGCTCGGTCGCCCTGACGTCCAAGTCTGAAACATCGCTTCCCAACTTTATCTTCCAGTGGTCCACCTTGTCTCAAGGGCGGAGATCATTGCGGCACAGACGTACCTATCCCTGTTGAATCTCTGCCTGGTTGATTCCCTGATGCAGCAGTGGCGCCGGGTGTTGCATCGCTTTTTGCCTGACAGGCAATAATGGCATCCACCTGATCGGCGCAAGTCGCCAGCGCGGCTTCAGTTTCATCCAGCAGACTGTTCAGCTCACCGTTGGTTTGTGGACTGGCCGCCGGGAACCGGCAGGGCGTCAGTCTGGGACAGCCATTCACGGTAAGCACGGCCACCGGCGAAGGCGGGGCGCTGACGCAGCCGGATAATATCAGCAGGCAGATCAGTGTCAGCCCAGCGTTTAAGCGCTTCGTTCTCATGTTGTAACCTCATCACCACTTTTTGCCGTTGCGAGAGCGCCGCCTGAGTATCGGCGGCCATGTCGCGCAATCGTGCCTGCTCAAGATTGTTACGTTCAGCCTGTTCGGACAGCGTTCTTAACTGGCCGGATTTTTCATCCAGCGCTGTCTGTTGCAACGACAGTGTCTGCGCTTGCTGTTCGGTTAACTGACGGGCGTTGTGCAGCCGCCAGGACTGCACGCCAACCCCTGTGATAAGCGCAATCATGATGGCCGCGATGATCATGGCGCTTTTCATTCAAGTCTCCCACCTGCTTGCTGGTACACGGCGACCAGCCGCTCGGCGTTATGCTCGCGCTGGCCATAGCCAGCCCCCGGTAATGAGGCCCAGATGTTGTTGCATCGGGTAATGGCGAGGGTAAGCCGGCCTTGCATAATGTCGTCCAACGCACGCTGTTCCCGAATCAGCTGGATAGCCAGCGTATCCTGCGAATGGGGTCCGAAATCCGGCAACGCCAACTGCGTTTTGTAGGCGGGCCAGTAGCGGTAAAGCTGCTGATAGCGTCCGGCAGCGGTGGATCGCTGCCCCTGCTTGTTGAAGATTTTGCCCGGACGGCCATTGGCGAATGGATGATCCCGATAGTCGGTGAAAATCTCTGGTTTGCCATCAATCCCGGTGACAATCACGTCGTAGCCACGATTACAGGTGAGCGGGTGTGTTGCGGTCCCTTCGGAAAAAGCCAGCATATCTAAAAACGCAATAAGGTTAGGATTATTGAGCATCGTTATTTTTCCCCGGTGTATTTTTTTTGCCCAGTTGGCGAACACGGCGTTGAATAAGCAGTTCGATAGTCTGGTAGCCGGCGATGCCCAGTGCGGCGCCAATGCCGTTGATAGCGACGGGCGACAGGTCAGGGAACTGTACCAGTGCGATGCCTGCCATCATTGAGACAAAACCGCCCAGCATCACGCGACCAATAAATAGCCGCAGTGTGATGGGTTCGCTGCCCGCCAGCACTTTGCCGGCGGCAATCAGCGTGCCGATGATAAATAGAGAGACGATGCTTTTATCTGTTTCATTCATGTGTGAGTCCAGTCGTTGGTTTTTCAGGCAGAGTAATAACGGCGGAGATAACAGGATGCTTTCACGCGTTGTCTCGCGTTATATGCCCGTCATTAAACCAGCTGCCACATGGTGATGGCAGCGATGGGTGATGGCTCAGTTATCAGCAAACACAGGGTTGCTGGAGGCGGTAATGTGGGGATGAACAGCCGGTGTTGTCAGATGGCGATAGCAAGACATCCGTGCGGCAATATCTTTATCTGCTATTAAGTACAATGGTTATTCTATTCAAATATAAATGATGCTCTCAATATTAAATTAATACACTAATAATGTGATTTTTATTTAGGTGAGCGAGAAATGGCTTTTTTTGTCTTTTGCCTGATGCTTTATCATAGCGGATGTGCTGCGAATGGCATATATGTCTTTAACAACCGAATAGCATTCGGTTGCGGTCAGTATTCATATACCGTAAACGTAGTATACTCACGCCACCTCAATATGCAGGATGCAATGTACTCAGAACAGCCTCTGTTCAGGGAAAACCGAAGGAATGGTACCCTTCCAACGTAA